GAATTGTACGAATTGAAAAAGTTGCAGGACATAAAAGCGATTGACTATACAAAAGAAAAAGTACAAAGTAGTAGGCAAAATGGTGCAAATTTTGAAACTATTTTGATAAAAATAATAGATATGGAAAATGAAATCAATGACGAAATTGATAGATTTATTGATATGAAACATTGTATTATCAATCAAATACAAACGTTGGATAATACAAAATATATGCAAGTGTTGTATAAGAGATATGTGGAGTATAAAAGTTTTGAGCAAATAGCGGTAGAAATGGGATATACATATGATTATATTAGAAAAATTCATATAAAAGCATTACGAAATTTTGAAAAAGGCACACAATGGCACATTGATATGTGATATAATGCTAGTGTGAAATATTAGGGAATAGTCGAAGGGCTATTCCTTTTTTTCTTATAAAAAAGGTACTGTATAGAAATGAAAACGCTTTTGCGGGTCGCTGAGCCCGTCAAGTGTCTAGTTTTATAGTAAAAATTGATTTTATCGTTAACGAGTGAGATGGTATATTTTGGAAAATTCAACAAATATAACAGATTTAGAAAGAGTAACTGTGACTGCTGGTGTGCTAAAAAAGCTTTTTATGTTTAAAAATGATAGTAGAATAAGACAACTTGCAGGAGAAGGAACATTTATTAGGGTAAGTAAAGGACGTTATTTGCTTTTTGAAAGCATACAAAACTACATCAAAACATTAAAAATACAAAAAGATATACAGACAACACAAGAAAATGACAAAATTAGTTATACAGAAGAAAGAGCAAAACACGAACAAATAAAACGTATGCAAGCAGAATTAAAACTTGCTCTTATGAAAGGAGAATTACATAAAAGTGATGATGTAGAAGCTGTGATGACAGATATGCTGATAAGGATAAGAAGCCGTTTTTTACAAATGCCTACCAAAGTAGCACCATTATTGGAGCGAAAGGAAGCAGGAGAAATCAAAAAAATATTATACTATGAAGTAAGGGATATATTAGAAGAATTAAAAGAATATAATCCTAAAGAATTTAAAAGTGATGAATTTATAGAATTGGAGAAAAGCAATGACTGATAAAATAACCAAAACAAAAGAAAGATTAGAACTTTATTATGAAGCAGAGAAAGCCGTGCTTTTGCGTCAAAGTTACAAAATAGGAAGCAGAGAATTAACAATGGCAGATTTAGATACCATTAGAAAGCAAATTGATATACTAGAAGCGGAAGTAATTGCTTTAGAAAAAAATGATGGAAGAAAAAAGGTTAAAAGAATTATTCCTATAGATATTTAAGGTGGTGCAGTTATGTTTTTAAAGAATTTTTTAGAAAAAATCAATTCTCATACAGCATTAGAAAAACAAAAAGCAACAATGAAATCGGAATATTTGAAAAAAGTGCAAAATTCAGGTTATTCAGAGGGGGGTGCTAGTAGAAGAAAAAATTCATTAAAAGGATTTCGTGCAGAAAGTTACAGTCCATTAGAGGACATTGATGTAAATTTAGATTTATTGCGACAACGTTCTAGGACGCTTTTTATGACATCTCCTATTGCTGCAAGTGCTATTAAACTAAATCGTACTAATATTATAGGTGCAGGATTACGCTTAAAATGTCGTATTGATAGCAAAACATTAGGATTAACACAACAACAAGCTGAAAAGTGGGAAAGAAATACCGAAAGAGAATTTTCAATGTGGGCAAATTCTAAATATTGTGATACGCTTGGATTGAATGATTTTTACGAACTACAAAGCATAGCACTTGTAAGTTGGTTGTTAAATGGAGATTGTTTTGTGCTAATAGATTATGAAAAATCTACTTCTTATATGCCTTATACATTGCGTTTGCATTTAATAGAAGGAGATAGAATTTCCAATCCTCAAAGTAGTGGAGGTTATGTTTCATTCAACCAAAAAGCTGAAAATGGAAATAGAATACGAAATGGCATTGAAATAGATAGCAAAGGCAAGGTTGTTGCTTATTATATTTGTAATACTTATCAAAATGGCAGTATTTATGCTAAAAAGGAATGGATAAGAGTAAAAGCAATTGGTGAAAAAACAGGTTTGCCAAATGTACTACATATTATGGAGGCAGAAAGACCAGAACAGTATAGAGGTGTGCCTTATTTAGCACCTATCATTGTTATGCTTAGACAGCTTACACAATATACAGAGGCAGAACTTACAGCAGCAATTATAAATGGTATATTTTCAGTATTTATCACAACATCTTATGGTAATGAAAGTATAGATTTTGATGGAAGTATAGAACAAAATCAAAAAGTATATGATACAAGTGAAGACTATCAACTTGGTGCAGGTATGATAAATTATTTAGCACCTGGTGAGGACGTAAAAATGGCAGATGCTACAAGACCAAATGTACATTTTGAAACATTTGCTTCTGCTATGTGTAAATATATGGGTGCTGCATTAGAAATTCCTTATGAGGTGTTAATAAAGTCATTTAATAACAATTATTCGGCATCAAGAGCAGCATTATTAGAATTGTGGAAATATATTAAAATGCGTAGGAGTTGGTTTGTAAATGATTTTTGCCAGCCTATTTATGAATTATTTTTAACAGAAGCAGTAGCAAATGGTAGAATTTATGCACCAGATTTTTTAAATGACCCTGCTGTAAAATATGCTTGGGCTAATGCAGAATGGAATGGTCCTGCACAAGGACAGCTTGACCCAGTAAAAGAAGCAACTGCTGCTAAAATACGTGTAGAACAAGGATTTTCGACAAGAGAAAGAGAAACAGTTGAAATAAATGGCGGTGATTTTGAAGGAAATGTAAATCAAGCAAAAATGGAAAATGAAAAAATGGAAAAGTCAGGTTTAAAAAATGAGGTGAAAAAATGAATTTTTGGAAAATACAAAATAATCAAGTACAAAATGCAGAATTACAACTTTATGGTGAAATCAGTAATGATGATTTTAGTTGGTGGGACGGTAGACAGTATATTACATCTAAAAAGTTTTTAGAGGATATAGAAACTATTAAAAATAAAAAAGAAATTACAATTAAATTAAATAGTGGCGGAGGGGATTTATTTGTTGGTCTGCAAATTGCAAATGTGTTGAGGGGTATCAGTGCAAAAAAGATTTGTATTATAGAAGGCATTGCAGCAAGTGCAGCAACACTAATTGCTTGTGTTTGTGATGAAGTAAAATTATATCGTAATAGTCTATTTATGGTACATAAACCAAAGGCAGGCTTTTTTGATTTTGGAGAAGATAAAGATTTTGATAAAGTTTCTAATATGCTCAAAGCGTGTAAAAATAGTAGTATAGAATTATACAGACAAAAAACAGGAAAAAGTGATAAAGAATTATCTGATGTAGTAGAAAATGAAACGTGGTTTATAGGACAAGAAGCAGTCGATTTTGGTTTTTGTGATGCTGTGATAGACCAAAATTTAGCAGTAGAAGTAACAGAAAGTGGTTTTTTTATTGTCAATAGCATTGCACACAATTTAGCAAACTGTAAAAATTATAATACCATAAAACAAAAAATGACAAAAAAAACAGTTATATCAAAGAAAGGAGAAAAAGAGACTATGTCCAAAGATATGACGATAGAAACATTACAAAAAGAATATCCAGTATTGTATAATGCAATATTGATGCAAGAAAGAAATCGTTTAAAAGAATTGGATAATATTGCATTATATGTTGATGCTGAAATGTTGCACAATGCAAAATATATTGCTGCAATGTCAGCAAAGGACCTTTGTTATAATGCTATGAAGCAAGGAAAAATCAATACAATAAACTATCAAAAAGATTGTATAAAAGATAGACAAAATTCAGGAGTACAAAATGTAGTAGGTGGTCAAAGCCAAGAAAATGAAAAACAGCAACAGCGTATTAATCATTTTGCAAATGTATTAAATCAAAAAAGAGGTGTAAAATTATGAAAAATTTAGAAGAATTGTTACAATGTGAAGAATATAAAAATCTCATTGCTAGTACAGAAGTTGCTTCTATGATAAGAGGAGTCTGTTTAAAATCTGGGCAAGGCGTATTACGATATGGTTCTGTTTTAGGACTTACAGAAAATGATAATTTCGGTATTTTATCAGACAAAACAGCAACAGACGGTAGTCAGATACCCATAGGTATTTTAGCAGAAACAATAAATACAGAAGAAACAGAACCTGTATTAGCACAAATGTATATTATGGGAGTTTTTAATAAAGACGCATTATTGTTTGCAGAAGGTACAACATTTGATGATATGGAATTAGAATTAAAGAAGTTAGGCATTTACACCAAAAAAATGTATGAATAGAAAGGAGTTTTCAATATGAATTTTACAACAATAGAACTATTAGAGGCTTTAGACCAAAGAATACCTATGTATTCTTTTTTTACTGGATTTTTTCCAGATGGCAAAGTACATACTGCTTCAAAACTGCAAATTGACATCAAAAAAGGAAAAAGACCGCTAGCACCTTTTTGTTCTCCTATGGAGGGGGGAAAAGTGTTAAAACGACAAGGGTATCGTACAAAAGTAATTGATACACCTAGAATTGCACCGCAAACTATATTAACAGTAGATGATGTAGAAAAAAGAATGGCAGGAGAAAATATTTATACTACTAAAACACCAGAGCAAAGAGAATTAGAACTTTTAGCAGAGGACACAAAAGAGTTAGAAGACCGTATTGAAAGAACAAAAAATTGGCTTGCTAGAGAAATGATTTATAATGGAAAAATCAATATACAAGATGAAGAAGATGGCTATTGTTTTGAAATAGATTTTGATTTTACAAATAAAGAAGTACTAGCAAAAGGTTGGGACGAAGCAAACAGTGACCCAATTGCCGATTTGGCAAGAGCAAGATTAAGCTGTATTCAATCAGCAGGAGTTTCACCTACTGTAGCAATATTATCTGGTGATGTTGTAGATGCCTTTAAAAATCATCAGAAAGTACAAAAGGCTATGGATATTAAAAACTTTAATTTTGCAGCATATACTCCTAAAATTGTGAATGATGCTGTTACTTTTTTAGGAGTTATATCAGAATTAGGATTAGAATTATATCGTTATGATGATTGGTTTGTAGATGAGAATGGTACAGAACAACCATTTGTACCAAAAGGAACTGTTGCACTTTTGCCAAAAATAGTAGGTGCTATGGAATATGGTTTAGTAACACAATATGAAGGAGATATAAAAGGATTTTGTTCTTATCAGTCTAATTTAGTACCGCTTGTATATGGTTCTGTAGAAGGAAATGCCAAAAATTATAGATTGACTTCAAGACCTGTCCCTATTCCTAAAAATGTAGATGGTTGGTATATATTAGAAGGAATAACAAAGGAGAGTGGTACAGTATGAAAACAAAAGTGAAAGCATTGAAAAAACTATATTTTTCAAATAATATTACAATACAGCCGAATGAATATGTAGAAGTAAATAATGAACTTTTACAAAAATTTTTGAAATGGGGAGCTATAGAAGTAATAGATGATACAAAATCTATACCATATAGTGAAAATGCAGAAAAAGAAAAACCAGATATTATAGAAGTTGTAGAAAAGATAGATGTTATAAAAAATAAATCAGAACTAATATCATATGGAAATAGTTTAGGTATTGATAATTTGAATATGGAAATGACAAAAGAAGAAATAAAAGCAACGATTGTAAATAGTATGGAGAATAACAATGACATTTAAAGAAAAATTACAGCAAGATATAAAAAAAATATTTTTTGATTTAGAGATTTTTGGAGAAATACATCAAATAAATGATACGCCTATGTGTATTGTGATAGATAATGAAGTATTAAGGAAAATAAGTGCTACACAAAAAGAGCATACAGATGGTATTTTTACAGATGGTATACTTTTTTATGTTTCTATGAAAGAATTAGTAATATTGCCGAGTGTAGGAAATGTTTTTTACCTAGATAATGAGATATATAGGGTATTTTCTGCAAAAGAATATGATGGTGTAGCTGAAATTGTACTGGAGGTGAATACAACGTGGCAGTAGATTTAACAATAGATTTAACAGAAGCAAGAGAATATGCAGTATATCGTTTGGGTGCATTAAAAGAACAAAATGTTGATAATGTCATTAAAAGAAGTCTAAAAAGGGCTGCAACAGCTTATCAAACAGCAACTATAAAAGAAACGAAAAAAACATATATACTAAATGGTGAAAATATTAAAACAAATATGGATATTAAGGCATCTGGTGATGGATTTATTTTTTCTACAAAAGGTCGTTCTAAATTGGTAGTATATTATGATTGGGGTACTGTTAGTAAAAGAACAGGTAAGAGAAAAAACAATTTTAAAGTAGGAGAAAGACAATATTATGGTGCAAGGGTATACAAGAAAAATAAATTAAAACATATTGTTAATAGTTTTTGGGTAGCTAGTAGGAGGTCACAAAAAGGTGTTTTGCTAAGTCGTCCTGAGGGTTTAACAGCAAAAGCTGCACGAAAAGTAAATAATTGGCTTGTTGTTTCACCAAGTATTGATACAATTGTAAGAAATCAAAAAACAGTAGAAATAGCAGATAAAAGAGCAAAGGAAATATTAGAAAAGCGTATTGACCACGAAATAGATAGAATATTGCAAATGAAGTAATTTAAAAAAATGTTAAAGGGGTAAAAAAAATAATGACAGCTTTTACATTACAAGAGGATTTAGCAGAAGAATTGAGAAAGCTATTTTTTGAATTTTGTATTAGCGAAAAACAAGATTTTAAAAAAACAAATGTGTTTTTACAAGATATACCGTTTTCTCAAAATAAAAAAGAAGTAAAACAAATATTTCCATATATCATTGTACGATTAGAAGAAGGTAGCATTTCTAATGACAAAAATATTTGTCAAATTGTTTTAATATTTGGTGTACATAATGATGATGTAAATAGACAAGGTTACAAAGATTTGTTCAATATGATGCAGAAAGTGTTGTATTACTATACTATAGAAAAGATAATTGCACAACGCTATAGAATTGGCGAGGATATGGAATGGCTAATACAAGATGGTGATACTCTATTTCCTTATTATATTGGTGCAATTACTTTTGAAGTAGAATTGCCTGTTATAAAAGTATTTGATGAAAATATATAGGAGATGATATTGTGAAAGGTAATAAAAGTAAAGAAATAGAAAGAAAGGTTCCTGTTATTTATGTAGGAGATACTATTAAAAATGTACTAATGAAATATAGTATTTATACGAATGGGATACCATATGATAATGTGGAAATTAAAAATATGATAGAACAATGCCCTAAATTAGAAAAATTGTTTATACCAGTTCATGAATTGAATAAATGGGAACAAAAAGTAAAACAACATGGTTCTTTAGAACAAGTACAAGTACAAACAGTAAAAGAATTTTTTGAAAAATAGTATTGTTGTTATATTATTTTTTTTATGTAATGATGTAAAAAGGAGAGTGAGAAGATATGGCATATACACATGGTATTTCTGTAAATGAAATACCTACCAGTATTATTGCACCTGTAGAAAGTGATAGTGCAATTATTGTAGCAGTAGGAACGGCTCCTATCAATCAAATAAAAAAACCAACTATAAATGAACCTGTTATTGCCTATAACTACAAGGAAGCTGTTGAAAAAATGGGTTTTTCAAAAGATTTTGAAAATTATACATTAAGCGAAGTGATAGATATTGTATTTAGTAAAATTGGAGTAGCTCCTATAGTTATGATAAATGTGCTTGACCCAAAACAACATAAACAAAGTGGAATATCTGAAGAAATCAATGTCATTGATAATAAAGTGATAATTGAAAAAGAAGGGGTATTACTGGATAGTATTACAGTAAAAGATAGCACAGAATCTATTACTTATGAATTAGGATTTGATTATGAAGTTAGTTTTGATGGTAATTATCAAACAGTAATACATATTTTGAAAGAAGGAAGTGCAAATAATGAAATAAGTGTAAAAGTTTATTATGACAACTTAGATCCTTCTATGATAACAAGTGATGATATAATAGGAGGATATGACAGCATAGAAAAACAATATAAAGGCTTAGAGTGTATTTCACAAGTTTATAGTAAATTAGGGGTAATACCAGGACAAATCATTTCACCTAAATTTAGTCAAATACCTGTAGTAGCTTCTGTTATAAAAGCAAAAACAGAAAATATAAGCGGTTTATTTAGAGCAATGGCTGTTGTGGATATTGATAGTAGCGAAACAGGTGCAGAAAACTATGATATGGTGTATGAATGGAAAAATAAAAACAGTTATGTACACGAGAATATGATTTGCTGTTATCCTATGGTAAAAATAGGAGATGTAAAATATCATTATTCCACATTATGGGCTGCATTAACAGCAAAAACAGATAGTAAAAATAGTAATGTACCTTATGTCAGTCCTTCTAATAAAGATTTACCTATTACAGGGCTTATAACAGAAAGCGATAAAACAGTTTATTTGGATATTTCTCAAGCAAATTTATTAAATGGAAATGGTGTTTGTACTGCAATCAATCTAAATGGATGGAAAAGCTGGGGAAATAATACAAGTATTTATCCATCTAATACTGATGTAAAAGATAGATTTATACCAGTTAGACGTTTTTTTACATGGTGGTCAAACACATTTATACAAACATATTTTCAAAAAGTAGATAATCCTATGAACAGGAGATTGATTGATGCAATTATAGACAGTGAAAATATAAGGGCAAATGGTTATGTTGCAAGAAATATGATGGCAGGAGCAAGTATTGCTTTTTATGAATCTGAAAATCCTATTACAGATTTAATTAATGGCACAATTCGTTTTCATCAATATTTAACACCATATCCGCCAGCAGAAACAATAGAAAACACACTGGAATTTGACCCTAATATGTTGCAATCAGCTTTAAATTAGTTAGAAAGAGGTGAATTAATATGGCAAATAAGGCTTTATTACCACAAAAAATAATTGCTTATAATGCTTATACTTTTGGTAATAAGTTAATTGGAATTACTGGTGAAGTAGAATTACCAGAATTAGAATTTATGTCTGATACAATCAGTGGTGCAGGAATTGGTGGTGAAGTAGATATTCCTGTTCCTGGTATTGTAAGTGCTATGGAAATGGAAGTACCTTTTACCAGTTTGACAGGAAATATGCTTGATATTTTTAAAAAAGATGAGGTTTCAGAAGTAACGCTTCGAGGTTCTGAACAATCCGAAGATACTTCTTCAATGAAACTTTATAAAATACCTGTTAAAATTTCTATGAGAGGACTTGTCAAAAAAATTAAAACAGGAAAAACAGCACCTGGTGCTAGTATGGAATCCTCTATTACATTGGCATTACAATATATTAAAATTGATGTAGATGGTACAACGCAATTAGAATTTGACCCATTGAATATGGTTTGTATTATCAATGGAGAGGATATTATGGAAGAAGTCAGACGACAAATATAAACGATATTGACACCTATAAATGGTGTTTTTTTTATTGCATAAAAGGAGAGAAAACAGTATGAAGAAAAATATTTTTAAATTATCAAAACCTTTTACATTTGAGGGAGAAACTTATACAGAATTCAATATGGCTGCATTAGAAGATATTACAGGACAACAGCTTTGTGAGGCAGAAAGGATATATAAAAAGCAATATGATACAAATAATACAGTGCTTATAGAATATACCTTTGATTTTATATTTATATTATGTGGCATTGTTTTGAATAAACCGATTGAAATTTTTAAAGCAATGTCTGCTACAGACGCTTTTTCTTTGAAATATTGGGTATCTAATTTTTTAACAAATGGGGATACAGAGGAAGTGAAAGAAGCATAAACAAAACGGTAATTATATTATCTATAAATACACATAGTAGTGTGGAATATTTTTTAAATATGCCATTACGTATACTATGTGACTTTGTAGAGGATTATATTGCTGTTATAAAGTCACAAAAGGAATGATGATAATGGCAAAAAGTAATAAAAAATATGAATTTCTTGTTTCTTTTGGTGGTAAAGTCAATGCTTCTTTAGGTTCTTCTGTTAATAAAGTTAATTCACAATTCAATACTATGCAAAACTTAGCTAAGAAAGTCACTGCCAGTATTGGCACGGCTTTTGCTGCTGTAAAAATAAAGGATTTTGTAAAAGATTCTGTAAATACCTATAAGATATATGAACAAAGTATGGCACAAACAGCTTCAACTGCTGGGATACAAAAAGGTACTCAAGACTATGAAAAATTAAATAAGGCAGCAAGAGATGCAGGAAAAGCAACTAGTAAAACGGCTGCTGAAGCTGCTGATGCACTAGGTTATATGTCGCTTGCAGGCTGGAATGTAAATCAGTCTACAGCAGCACTTATGCCTGTATTGCGTTTATCAGAAGCAACACAAGCCGACCTTGCTACTACAAGTGATTTGGTAACTGATTCTATGTCAGCGTTAGGTATTTCAATGGATTCAAAAGGTAAAAATTTAACAAGATATTTAGATGTCATAGTAGCTGCAAATAATAAATCTAATCAAACAGCAATGCAAGTAATGGAAGCATATATTGGTGTAGGAGGCACTTTTGAAAACTTAGGAACTCCTATAGAAGAAAGTGCAGCTTTGTTAGGTGTATTAGCAAATAGAGGTACAAAAGCAAGTGAAGCAGGAACTAGTATGAATTCTATTTTAATTAATCTGAAGAAAAAGAGCGGTGAAAGTGCAAAAGCTATGAAAGCATTAGGTCTAAATGCGTATAATTCTGAAGGAAAATTTAAAGGTGTTACAAATGTATTAAAAGAGTTAGATGAAAAATTAAAAGGTCTAGCGACACAAGAAGAACGTGAAATGTATAAAGATATGATAGCTGGCAAAACACAAGTTGATACATTAAATAAATTGTTACAAGGCTTAAACACTTTTACAGATGATGGTGTAACTGAATTAGAAGCGTTGCAAAAACAACTTAAAAATTCAGATGGTGCATTAAATACTATGGCGGATACTGTAAGCAATACAATGGGAATGGCTTTTTCAAGACTTTCTTCTGCTACAGATGATTTTAAAATAGAATTTATTAGTCATTTTGAAAATAGCATTACACCAACAATAGATAAACTTGCTAATAAAATAACAGCAATTACGCCTAAAATGGGAGAACTATTAGAAAAAGTAAAAGGAAAATTTGCTTCTATAAAAGATACAGCAAAAAATACAGTTGCTGGATTTATGACATTGATGAATATGGATACTTCTTTTTTAGGAATACAATTTAATGATGCTAGGGCAAAAGAAGTAATTAGTGATATTACTGGTATGACAGAAAGTCAAATTGATAGCTTAACAGCAACATTTCAAAAAATAAAACAAGATTTTTTAACAACAATAGATACTGTAAAAAATGTAATTAATAGTATAAAAAATACTGTAGTAAAAGTTGCAAGTTTTATTGTATCTCATTTAGACACAATAGTACCTGTTGCAGTAAAAATTGGAAAAGTATTTGTTGCTTTGAAAGTAGTAAGTAAAGTAATCCCTATTTTTGTTAAAGTAGGAAGTGTAATTGTTAAAATAGTAAAAATAGCAGGGAAAATAGGTTCAGTGATTGCAAAAATAGGTAGTATTGTTATGAAAGTATTACCAATTATAAAAACAGCTTTTACAGCTTTATCAGGACCTGTAGGAATTGCTATTGCAGTAATTGGTGGACTGATTGTAGCTGGTGTAGCTTTATATAAAAATTGGAATATGATAAAACAAAAAGCATCTGAAATATGGACAAGTGTCAAAACTTCTTTTACCAACATGAAAGATACTGTAATAGCAAAAGTGACTGAAATATGGACAAGGGTTACTACAACATTTACTAATATGAAAAATGCTGTAGTAGCAAAAGTAAGTGAGATATGGACAGGTGTCAAGACCGCTTTTATCAATATGAAAAACAGTATAATTACTACTGCTACAGAAATATGGAACAATGTGAAAACAATATTTACTAATATGAAAGATAGTGTAATTTCAAAAGCAAGTGAGATATGGACAGCAATTAAAACCATTTTTGGTAATATCAAAGATAGCATTGCAGGGGCATTTACAGGAGCTGTCAATACGGCAATCAGTGGTTTAAATACTTTGATAGATAAAGTAAATAGTATACATATTAACATTCCTAGTTGGATACCTGGTGTTGGTGGGAAAGATATTGGTTTAAATATCCCACAAGTCCCTGCCCTAGCTTCTGGTGGTATTGTGACAAAACCGACATTAGCAATGATTGGTGAAGGTAATGAAAGTGAAGCTGTATTTCCGCTATCTAAACTAGAAGAATTTTTGACAAACTATGGTGCAGGAAATACTACAACAGAGAATAGTGGTATGGTATTTCAAATTGAATATAAACCACAAATTATTTTACAAGGCAATGCAGATAAAACCGAAATAAAGCAAGAAATAGAAAAAGCAGAAGCAAATGCACAAAGGGATTTTAAGGAACAAATGAAACAATGGATAAAAGAACAAAAAAGATATGGTTTTATATAAGGGAGTGAAATATTGTATACAACAATAGATGGTGATACATGGGATATGATAGCAAAAAAGGTATATGATGATGAAAGCAAAACAGATTTTTTAATGTTCAATAATACAAACTTATTAAATATTTTGGTATTTAGTAGTGGTATCGTGTTAGAAACACCACCACTTCCTACAAAAAGACAATCGCTTTTGCCAGAATGGAGATGATGTAGTTGCAAGCAAGACATACAGAATTAAGTGTAATATATAAAGGGGAAGAATTTAGTAAAAATATATTAAAGTTTTTAACAGATTTTTCATATAAAGATTGTGCTTGTGGAGAAAGCGACCATATAGAACTTACATTTGTGGATAAAGAAGGATTGTGGTTAAATGACTGGTTTCCACAAAAGGGAGATAACATAGAAGTAAATATTAAAGTAATCAATTGGCAAGGTGATGAAAAAGAAGAAATATTCTCGTGTGGTATATTTACAGTAGATGACATCAAATTCAGTGGTAGACCAATTATATTTACATTAGGAGCAGTATCAAAACCTATTGTAGATTGCTTTTCTGCAACGGAAAAAACAAAAACATGGAAAAAAGTAAGTATAAAAGCGATTGCAGAAGAAATAACAAAAAATGCAGGTATTGAATTATATTATGACGCAAAAAATGTTGTAATAGAAGAAATAGAACAAAGTGCAAAAACAGATTTAACATTTTTATATGATATTTGTAAAGACAATGGTATTGCTATGAAAGCATATAGACAGAAAATTATACTGTTTGACGAAATAAAATATGAACAAAAAGAAGCGATTGCAACATGGAAAGAACAAGATTTTATTTCCTGGAGTGGAAATACAACAATTGATGGAACATATGATGGTGTTTTATTGTCCTATCAAAGCAGCCAAAAAAAGCAACCTATTATTTATGAATTTAAAGTAAGAGAGGGGAATAGAATATTGAAAATAAATGAAAGTGTTGAAAATATTGCCGAAGCAGAGCAAAAAGCAAAGGCAAAATTAAGAGAGGCAAACAAAACAGAAACAACACTTTCTATTACAAAAAAAGGAGATATTTCTATTGTAGCAAGCAGTTGTGTTATTGTTATAGGATTAGGACATTTTGATGGAAAATATTACATTGATGATGTAATACATAATTTAAGCAACGGTTTTACAACAAAGTGTGAATTGCATAGAGTGTTAGAAGGTGGATATTAATGAAAGATGTCATTCGTGTAGGATTTGTTAGCAGTATTAACTATGAAAAAGGATTAGTACAAATAACTTATACTGATAAAGAAAATGCTGTTTCGGGAGAATTACCTTATTTTTCAGATTATTATCAAATGCCAGAGGTAGGCGACAAAGTTGTTGTATTATATATGACAAATGGAAATCATGAAGGTTTTGTATTAGGAAAATACTATCATAATGATAATATACCTATAAAATCAGGGCAAGGAATAATACACAAACCTTTAAATCAAAATGGTGCAGAAATATTATATAACAAAAATGATGATAGTTTTCATTTAGAAGTAGGAAAAGTTGCAGTTGATGGTAATATAATAAATGTAAGTGGAGAAAGTATTACACTTTTTGTTGATTTTCTTTCTTTATCTGGTGGGAAAAACAGCATAACAACAGATAGAGATACTGTAAAAATAAAAGCAGCAAATGCTGTAATAGAAGCGGATAGTATTGTGTTAAATAGTGCTAATATTACATTAAATGGTTCAAATATTATGCTAAAGGGAGATACGATTACACTACAAGGAAAAACAGAAACAAAGGTGATAACTTGATATGGTTGACAAAAAAACAGTAATATTATTTCAAAATATAGCAAAGATATTAGCACCACCTCCTACACTAAAAATATCACAATGGGCAGACCGTTATAGAGTACTTTCTAGTGAATCCAGTGCAGAAGCAGGAAAATGGAATACTGCAAGGGCAGAATATCAAAGGGAGATTATGGATTGTATTATAAAATCAGATATAGAAGATGTTGTTGTTATGTCATCTGCACAAGTAGGTAAAACAGAAATATTATTAAATGTGATTGCTTATTTTATAGACTATGACCCCTCACCTATGATATTGATACAGCCTACTGATTTATTAGCACAATCATTTTCAAAAGATAGGCTTTCACCTATGATAAGAGATACTCCTAAATTGAAAAATAAAATAGCAGATGCTAAAAGTAGAGACGGTGAAAACACAATATTACATAAAAAATTTGTGGGAGGACATATCACAATGATAGGTGCAAATACACCAACTAATTTAGCTTCTCGTCCTATAAGGATTGTATTGTGTGATGAGGTAGATAGATACCCTGCTAGTGCGGGAAAAGAAGGTGATGTTATAAAACTTGCTGAAAAAAGAACAAACAACTTTTGGAATAGAAAAAAAATAAAAGTTTCTACTCCTACTATAAAAGGACAAAGTGCTATAGAAAAAGAATATCAAAGCAGCTCTCAAGGGGAATGGTGTGTTTATTGTCCTAGTTGTGATATGATACAACGTTATGATTTTAAAAGATTGCGTTTTGATGATGCGAAAATGAAATGTATTTGTTGTAATGAATATTTTAGTAAAACAGAATGGGAAAGCAAAAAAGGAATATGGATACATCAATATCCAGAAAATAAAAAAAGAGGATTTCACTTAAATGAAATGGCATCTTCTTGGCGAAGCTGGGAAGAAATCATAAAAGACTTTAAAAATGCAAATGATGATTTCAAAAATACAGGAAGTTATGAAGCATTAAAAGTATTTGTTAATACAGCATTAGGGGAAAGCTGGGAATTAAGAGGCAAAAGTGCAGATGATGACAGTTTAATAATAAGGAGAGAACTATATTCTGCTGATTTACCAGAAGGTGTTTTATTATTGACAGCTGGTGTAGATGTGCAAGATGATAGATTTGAAATAGAAGTAGTAGGTTGGGGAAAAGGATATGAAAGCTGGGGAATACAATACCACAAAATATATTGTAATCCTGCAAAACAAGAAAGTTGGGAGAAATTAGAGAAATTTTTAGAAAATGAATATTATTTTGAAAAAGGTAATAGCCTTTTGATTGCAGCAGCTTGTATTGATACAGGTGGACATCATACAGATGAAAGCTATCATTTTTTAAATAAAATGGAAAAAAAGAATAAAAGGATATATGGTGTAAAAGGTATGGGAGGTGCAGGTTTTCCTTTGATTTATAAAGAGAGCCGAAATACCAAAAATAAAGTAAAAATATTTATATTAGGTGTAGATGCAGGAAAAGAAAAAATATTTGCTAGGTTGCAAATAGAAGAAATAGGTGCAGGGTATTGCCATTTTCCATTAAATGAAGAAAAAAAGTATGATGAAATATATATGAAAGGGCTGAACTCTGAACAATTAGTAACTTCTATTGTCAATGGCAGAGCTAAAAATAAATGGGTAAAAAAAAGTGGTACAAGAAATGAGCCATTAGATTTAAGAAATTATGCTACAGCAGCAGCAGAAATATTAAGTCCTAACTGGGACAGTTTAGAGAAAAAAGTAAATGCAGGTATAAATTATATGACAAAAAGTGATAAACTACAAAGTATAAAAAGACGTAGAGCAGTAAGAGGATTGATGTTATAATAAAAATAAAGAGGAAGAAGTTTACAGGAAATGGAATAAAGCAGTAAAAAATGAACACTTTAAAAAAGTAAAACTACTTTAATCTTATAATATAAGAAAGGATTATGTTTTATGTATAAAATAGATGGTATATTATATGCAGAGAATTGTAACAAAATAATAAAAGTAGTAGGAGTAAAGGTAATAGAAAATTATCAATTGTTGCTAACATTTTCTACAGGTGAAAAAGGATATATGATGTAAAACCTTTGTTAGAATTGCCTGTTTATCAAGTATTAAAAGACAATAATATATTTTGTGATGTGCAAATTGATTTTGATACTGTTGCATGGTGTAATGGTGATATTGATATTGCACCAGAAACATTGTATGAGCAAAGTATAGCTGTGCCAGAATTAACAAAAGCATAAAAAGTAAAAGAAGTAAAAACAATAAAAGAATATGTGTAATTAATATAATAGTGTCTTTGAATAGAAATATTCAAGGACTTTTTTTATTTAGAGGTGAGGTAATATGATAGGGTATTTTGCAGATTTGATATTTGAAACAAGTGACAAAAAAGTAATTACATTTAGTGATATGACAAGAGAAGCAAATGCAGTATATGAAGACCATACTTGTATAGGACAAAAACCACAAAGTGAATTTTTGCACCCCGATTTAGATACCGTTTCAATGAATATCATATTACATACAAAATTAGGAGTAGACCCTAAAACAGAAGCGGATAAGTGGCTTGATTATTGTAGAAGAGGTGTTGTAGGAACATTGTGTGTAGGTGTACCTATAGGAGTAGAAAAATGGACAATAAGAAGTGTATCACAACAATGGAATAAGATATTAAATAACGGCAAATTGATTTCTTGTACTGTTGCGGTAATATTTAAAGAATATATAACCAATATGTGGTTAAACAGATAGGAGTGTTTATTTGAAAATATCATTTGTAAATCAATCTGAACAAAAAGAAGATATATTACGCTGTCTAAATACACTATATACTACTCCTGTTGGTACAGTTGCACTTGATAGAAGTTTTGGTTTAGATTGGTCTGTTTTAGATTTACCACTAGAAATAGCAAAAGGACGTTTTACAATAGAAGTAATAGAAAAAACAAGAAAATATGAACCAAGAGTTGATATTGTAAAGGTTCTTTTTCCTCCAACACAATTACAGACAATAGATGGCAATTTATTAGGAGAGGTGGTGTTAAAATTTGTCTGATATAGAAGCGTTTAGAAATTTAGATGACATTAGTTTTATTGACAACATTACTATTGAAGCATTAAGACAACAAGCAGTTACGTTATATCAACAAAAATATCAAGAAATTACAGGAGAAAAAATAACACTTTACCCTGCTGACCCTATGAGAATATTATTAAACACATATGTTTTACAATTATATCAAGGATATCAATTTTTAGAACGTGCTGCAAAACAAAATTTATTGCGATATAGTTCTGGAAAATATTTAGACCATATAGGAGCATTAAAAGGTGTAACAAGACTAGAAGCGAAAAATGCCGTAACAACTGTTCAATTTACACTGTCAGCAATACAAACATTTGACATAGAAATTCCAAAAGATACAAGAGTATCTAGCGGTGACCAAATATATTTTGCAGTAGTAGAAAAAGCAATTTTAAAAGCAGGAGAAAAAACAATAAATGTTACTTGTGTTTGCCAGCAATCTGGTAGCATAGGAAACGGTTATGAAATAGGGCAATTAAATGTATTAGTTGACCCTATATTTTATGTAGATAGTGTTTGTAATATTACAAATAGTCAAGGTGGCAGTAATGAAGAAAGTGATACTAGCTTTTCAGAAAGAATATTTTTAGCACCTAGTGCTTACAGTGTAGCGGGACCGAAAGAAGCATATATTTATTGGATAAAAAGTTATAGTACACTGATACAATATGTATATGTAGAAATGATAACACCAGGTATTGTGGAAATCTGTATACTTTTAGAAGGTGGTATTTTACCAGAAAAAACTTTTTTAGATGGATTGTATGATTTTTTAGAAAAGGAAGGAGTAAGACCTTTAACGGATAATGTAAAAATATTTGCACCAACTATTGTAGAATATGATATTGATATTACTTATTACATTAGTCGTAAAAATAGAAACAAAGAAAATGACATCAAAAAGAATATAGAAAAAGCAATACAAAACTATATTATGTGGCAAAAGGAGGTCATAGGAAGAGACATTAACCCGTCTGAACTTGTTCGCTGTATTATGGAAGCAGGTGCAAAAAGAGTTGAGATAAAACAGCCTGTATTTCAGAACATCAACCATACAGAACTAGCACAATGCAATACACAAACAATAAAATATGGAGGACTGGAATATGATTAACATTAATCAAAACGCATTTCTTTTTTTAACACCGCCAAATTTCAAACAAGACATACAAGTACAATGTGTTGCTTTTGCTATAGATAGCCTTTTTCAGAATTTTATAAAAAAATGTAGTTGTATTGCGATATGGTCTGATAGTACCCACTGGACACATAACATTTGTGACCAACTTGCAGTGGAGTTGAGAACACCGCTCTATGAACAAAATATGTCTTTAAAAACCAAAAAGGAAATGGTTAAAAAAACGTTGGATTGGTACAAAAGATTAGGTACAGCAAAAGTCATAAAAGAAGTGACTGCAACCGCTTTTAACAGCACAGGTATAGAAGAATGGTTTGATGCAGATAATAGACAGCCTTATACATTTCGTATTAAAACAAAAGATTTATCATTGCTTTCTTCTCAACAGGAAATTTTAGAAAGAATAGATGAAGTGAAAAATGTAAGAAGTAGTTTAGAAGGATTCCAACTTATTGCGGAACAAAATATTTATGTTGCTTCTTATGCCCAAACAGTAGAAAGAGTAAAAATATTGCCTTATCAACCTAAAAAACAGCAACAAAAAGTAAATTTTTCAGTATATGCAACATTTGCTTGTTCTGAAAAATGCAAAATAAAATTTAAAACGTCATAAACAACAAATAAGGAAGTGAATTATATGGAATTAGAATATTATGCAATATTAACAGAAATTGGTACAGCTGCAATTGCAAATGCTACTGTATTAGGACAAAAAATTGCTTTAACGCAGTTTGCAGTAGGTGATGGAGGAGGAAGTTATTACAGACCAACAAAAGAAATGACGGCATTAAAAGGAGAAAAATGGCGAGGTGAAATTAATAGTTATGAAGTAGATAGTAGTAATCCGGATTTAATAAATGTGAAAGCAGTAATTCCTGCATTGGTAGGTGGTTTTACTATAAGGGAAATGGGTTTATTTGATAAAGACGATCGTTTGATAGCCATTTCAAATATACCAGATTCTGTCAAAATTACAACAGATTCTGGTGCAGTAAAGGAAATGGAAATGGTTATGGAATTGCTGGTTTCTAATGCAAATATTGTGTCAATACAAGTTAATCCTACTGTTAGTATTGCTACAAAAGAGGATATACAAAAACATAATCAATCTCTTAATGCACATAAAGAACAGTTTAATGAAAAAGTAAATACGAATTTGAATAATGTTTCAAGAGAAACGCTTTTACAAAAAATGGGAAATGTAACAGAAAATTTAGAAAATATAGTAGGTACAACTGAAAATACAGGTGGTACAGCATCAGCTGGCACTGTTATGGCAAAACTGAATAAATTGCTCACTGATTGGACAAGTGCAAAAGCAGTTAAAATTGATACAATAAATAATGCTATAGGCACAACAGCAAATACAGGCGGAACGACTTCCGCAGGTACAGTAATGGCAAAGTTAAACAAGCTATTAACTGACTGGACAAGTGCGAGGGCTGCAAAATTAGATACTATTGGTGAAACAGCAGATGCCAATGGTAGTGCCACAACAGGAACCATTATGGCAAAATTGAATAAACTCCTAACCGATTGGACAAACAGCAGAGCTACAAAAATAGATACCATAAATACAAATGTTTCTAATTTGAATACAAGATTGACAAGCACTAGAGCAAGTAGATTGGATAATATCGGAGCGACATCAGATACAGGCGGTACAGCTACAGCTGGTACGATAATGGCTAAACTGAATAAACTGATTGCAGATGGAGCAAATAGCAGTTCTGGGGATATAGGTACTGTAAATGATAACATAGGAAAGACAACAGATACAGGAGGCACTAGCACAGCTGGAACAGTAATGGCGAAGCTAAATAAACTGCTTACGGATTGGACAACAACAAGAGCAGGCTATATTACTAATCTCAATTCAAGATTGACCAGTACAAGGGCAGGATATTTGGATAAACTAGCTAATTTTGGAGCAACAACAGATACAGGTGGAACAGCAACAGCTGGTACAGCAATGGCAAAATTGAATAAATTACTCACTGATTGGACAACGGCAAGAGCAGGTAAAATTGATACCATTAATACAAACACTTCTAACTTAAACACAAGACTTACAAGTACAAGAGCAGGATATTTAGATTTATTAAATAGAGGTGTTAGCATTAAGAATATACAAAGAGGATTTTTTTTTGTAAATATAAAAAATGGAGTACCTGTAGAAGATGAATATAGAATAACATTATCAACAATTGTACCTTCTAAAACTTTTATTTTAGCTTCAGGTAAAATGTTTAGTGCGTCTGGCACTATAAGTGAAGACAGAATTGATACTATAGGGACAACATATTTTATATATTTACCAGGACTTGCAGGGACTGCAAGTGGAAGTTATGGAGTACGATGGCAAGCAATCGAATTTTATTGATTTATTAAGGGGGTATTTTACATGAGATATGCACAAATTGATAGTAATGGCATATGCTTTGCAGAGTCGTTTTTATCTGGAAAAGTAGATGCAGAGGATATGATACTTTTAGCAGACAACGAGCCTTCTCCATTAGGCAAAAGATATGTAAATGGTATATGGGAGGAAGTAGACAAAGAAGAAATGCCACAACTCCCCTCTGATAGTGAAATCATTATGCAAAGCATATCAGAATTGGAATTACAAAATATAGAGGCACAGCAAGAAAGACAGATGTTAGCACAACAAATGGCAGATTTAGAATTAGCAATGTTAGAAGGAGGAAATGCAAATGTATGAAATATTAAAGCAAAGATATGAAAGGAATTTTG